GCTCATGGCGTAGCTATCTTTTTTGATGGCCAGCTGAAAGAGCTAATGATGTTGACACTGGTAGAGCTTATTGAAGTTGCACGAGTAGATCGTGAACTAGGCTACAAGCACACATTATTTAGCATTGAAGATACGACCGCTAATAAGTTTGTTTATCGCAGGAACACTCAATCAAGCAAGGCACTTCAAAGCAACATAGCAATGCGTATTGGCATGTGTCAGCAATCACAAGTTGAGCTTATGCGTGTATTGGATAGTTTTGATATTCCTTACGTTCTGCATAAACCAACAGTGAAAAACTGGGCAGATGAAAAAGCGTTGTTTATGAAAGTGACAGGCTGGAAAGGCCAGAGCAACGTAGATACCAGGAGCGCAGCTTACTTTGGATTTTTAGCAGCAAAATAAATTGTGGGAAAGGTTTTATATGATTGAACGTAAGTACAGTAAGAATAACGGATCCCAACCGGTAGCTGGCGACATAAAAGTTGATGCTAAGTTTCGATTTGGTATGGACGTATGCGGCGTTAAAGCTATTAATCTTCCGTGGTCGTATGACCTGATCGCTCCGGTTTATGAGTGGCGATTACACGTAGAAGAAGGTAGCGGCAATACGCTGCTTAACCATGCTGACGATAAAGATTATCGCTTTAAAAATACGGCCCCGTCACAAGTTGATACGGACAATAACGATGTGCCTAACCTATCTAACATTAATTATGATAGCCCAGTACGGGATAAAAAGCATTGGGATGGAAGAGTGTTTAAAACTGCGGCTGATCTAGCCAGAAACAGTCATGCCAAAGAGTTTCTTGACGCTACATTCTATGAGCATCTTAGAAAAGAAGGCGAGAGAGCCAACGCTGAGTTTTCTAAAAAATGGACACCAAAAGAAAAGGTTACTACAAAGCAGGACCGGTATTTAGATGAAAGCGGTGAAGACATCATAGATGGTAGCCACAACAACGGCGGCATTACTGACTATTACGCGATAAAGCCAGAATGGAAAACGGGTATGGACATTATTGAAGATAGAGAAATGAATTACTCGCAGGGTTCAATCCTAAAAGTCGGGCTTACTTTTAATGTTGGCAGGCATGAAGGCACTAATTACGAGCGAGACTTAAACAAGATTATCTTTCATGCTGAACGTGAGTTAGCGAGAATTAAACCATGAAAACAGAATTAAAAGCATCAGGAAGGATAGTCATTAAAGCTGAAACAGAGCTTGAATCTTATGCGCTTTACCAGTGGTCAAGCGAAAACAGCGCGCTAACTCCAAACATGAAAATTGATTCTAAATTTGATATTGATGCTTCAGAAGCCAGCATCTACGAGCTTCAAAAATGAGCAAGACATCAAAAAGACGCACTGAAAACACACCATTGGTAGAAAAGAACCTAGACCAAGTTAAGTACGGCGTGAGAGACAAGTCAGTTGATACATTTAAGGTGAACGGGGGCAAAAAATGACTGAGAAGCCACAACCGGCAAGGGCTTTATTCTTCTCACTTGCCGATTACGAAGAGTTTGAAGCAAAGCTTAAGGAAGCAGGCCGATCTAGATTTTTGTTTATCCAGGGTAGACGAATAGTCAATGTTGATTCCAGATCGGCAGATTGCAGAGACAAAGCATTATGTGTCGGTAAGTTTACTATTAAAAACCTGCCTCACTATGAGGGCTTGTTATCACAAATTCACAAGGTTGCAGTCAATTATGAGCAAACGATATTTAAAATCTGAGGCAAATAGAGTGCTTGTAGAGTGGGCTAGAAATATGAGAGCTGGATATGTGAACCTTAAAGCATCCGGTGTTAAGTTTGATGGTAATGGCGGTGACGGTTATATCGAGGGCGATTACTCACCAGAAGAGAAGCTTTGCTTAAATGAAATGACATTTATACGGGTGAATGAAGTCAGTATTTACAAAGTTGCTGAGCTTGAATATATAAATCAAGCCATGTGGCTGGGTGATTGCAGAATTAAAGGCGGCTGGTATGACAATGATATGACTAAATATGAAGTGATAAAGCCCACTAGATTAGATTACTTAAATTATATCCATCGTACGTTCGGCATAAATAAAAACACGTACTACAGGAGATTAGATAGCTTGCAGTCACAAGTTTATAAAAATGTAGTGATGATGTGATGTGCAATAACTGTACATAAAATGCGCATAAAATGTACAAACTATAGGGAATAAATATGGTTTAATAGTACATCCTTCGCAGAAGTGACTAATAACGTCATGCAGCGAAAAACCACAGAATATATAGCCTCGCTTATCTCACGATATACGGGGCTTTTTTATGGAGAGTTACTTTGGCAGACCTTAAAAGCCACGCAATAGAAGCGGGAACAGTAAAGGTAACACAGGGAATAGGCGTAAGTGTTGCTATCTATGGTGGTTACACGGCTCAAGAATGGGGCGTTATTGCTGGTATTGTCATTGGGTTGCTCAGTCTTGTCATTCAAGCAGTATTGACTTTCTATTTTAAGAACGAAACCTTGAAGCTGGAAATGCTGAGACTTGAAAATGAATCAAGTAGAAAAGAGCATTAAAGCACTATGGCGTTAACAGAAAAAAGAGAAGCCTACTGCCAAAAATTTGTTGAGCTAGGCGATATGTCAGAAGCGTATCGAGAGGCTTATCCAAAATCAAGAAAATGGAAAGACAGGTCCGTAAATGTAGAGGCGTCTAAGTTACATAAAAATACTAATGTTTTACTAAGGGTAAAAGAATTACAGGATGAAGCAAAAAAACGCTCAGAAGTAACCGTAGATAAAAAGAAAGCATGGTTAGTCCAAGTAGTCGAACAGTCATTACGTCAAGTAGAAGTTACAGACAATGAAGGTACTGGCATTGGCGAGTTTAAGTTTGATGGTGGCACGGTTGTTAGAGCTATCAATGAGCTAAACAAAATGGATGGCGACCATAGTGCCGTGAAGAGTGAGCTTACCGGTAAAAATGGCAAGCCTATTGAGACAGTTGCCAAGGTTCAGCGGTTAAACTTTTTACCCGTTGGCAATAAGACTAAGTGAGTGAGGAAGTTGAAGATCTCGATATTGAGTATGTTAAGAATTTAATACCGATTTTCACTAAGCCAAAACGCATAAAGATAATAGTAGGTGGCAGGGGTTCAACTAAATCAACCGGTGTTGCTGATTATGTTAACGCCAATATGTCAGTGGGCCAGCTATGGTGCTGTGCCAGGGAACATCAAAACAGTATTGAGGAATCAGTTCATCGTACATTGCTAGATGAAATCGACCGGCTTGGCCTTGCTGGATTTATACCCAGTAAGACAGGAATAGACCATGCCAGCGGTGGTCGTAACTTCTACAGGGGCTTGTCACGAAACATTTCTTCATTGAAAAGTACGTTATCCGGTATTGATGGCTTATGGATTGAGGAAGGTGAGGACTTATCCGAGAACACATTACGGGTTTTAACTGCATCGGTACGGCTTAACGCCAAAGACTCTGAACGGCTAATAGCTGGTGACGATGTGAAGATGCCTGAAATCATTATCACAATGAATAGAGGGTCATCAAACGGTGCGGTAGCTAAAAAATGGTTAAAGCGTGCTGATAAAGAATTAAAGCGTTGCGGCTATTATGAAGATGAAGCCGTGATGATAGTCGAAATGAATTACACCGACATGCCAGAAGAGTGGTTTTTAGCCTCTGGTCTTGAAGTAGAACGTAAAGATGACTACCTGAATCTGCCAAGAGCGCAATACGATCACAAGTGGTTAGGCGCTTACTTAGATGAAGTAGCAAATTCAATCATTCCAGTTGAATGGTTCGATGCTGCCATAGATGCTCACATCAAATTAGGCTTTAAACCGGTTGGGGCTAAGATTGCCTCACATGATCCAAGTGATTTAGGTCCTGATCCGAAAGGCTATTCATTAAGACACGGCTCAGTATTCTTAGATATCAGAGAATTAGCCAGCGGTGATGTCAATGAGGGGTGTGATTGGGCCACTAACTTAGCAATAGAGGCAGGAGCGCATTGGTTTAATTGGGATTGTGACGGATTAGGTGTAACGCTTCGTAGACAAGTAAGTGAATCATTAGCTGGCACCGGCATTAAGTGGTCAATGTTCAAAGGTTCTGAATCGCCTGACAATCCTGACGATATCTATATGAGTATCGGTGCTGAGAATGAACCAGCTGTTCAAGTTGATAAACAACAGGCCAGAACTAACAAAGATACGTTCAGGAATAAACGCTCTCAATATTATTGGGCATTAAGAGACAGGTTCTACAACACGTATCGAGCAGTCGAGAAAGGCATTTACACGGACCCAGGCGAAATGATCAGTCTTTCATCTGATATTGAGAACATGGATTTAATTAGATCTGAGGTATGCAGAATACCTAGAAAGCTCAACGGTAATGGTCTTATACAGATATTAAGCAAGGTAGAAATGGCTAAGCTTGAAATTGACTCACCTAACATGTCCGACACGATGATGATGAGTTTAGCAGCGGTGCAAACAGCACCACCAAGAATTAAAGCGCGCACAGTGAAACGCACTAGCGCCCGAGGATGGACTTAATGGCAGTACTCAACATTAAAACACCAGCAGAGGTCGAGCAGCAAAGGAATGAAGCTGAAAACCCTGTAAAGCCAAACTCTGATCTAACTACGTCACAATTAGCAGCACATATACGCCGTGCTTGGGAGCGTAACCGCAACCATAAAAACAGTACTGGAATAACTAAACGGTTACTTGCTGTTAAGCGTCAGCGTGTTAGTGAGTATGAGCCAGAAGTATTGCAAGAAATACGTGAAGGCGGTGGTAGTGAAATATATATGCCGCTGACTGCAACAAAATCAAGAGCAGCTAGTTCTTGGATAACAGACATTATGATGCCTGCAACCGATAAAGCCTGGGGCATTGAATCAACACCTATTCCAGAATTGCCAGAATCATTCACACAGGCCATTGAACAACAAGCATTTACAGAATTGCAGGCTAAATCACAAGAAGGTGAGCAGATAACGCCGGAAATGGCCGAAAACCGCATTGATGAATTAAAAGCCATCATTAAAGAAGAAGCCGGTGAACGTGTCAAAACCGCTAATGAAGGCATGGAGCTATTAATAGAAGATCAGCTGGCAGAAGGTGGTTGGGATGAAGCACTATCTGAGTTCATTGAAGATTTTACAACATATCCGACAGCTATATTCAAAGGTCCAATAGCGTCAAGACGTGCAACACTGAAATGGGGCGAAGGGTTTAAGCCCATCAAAACGGTTGAAGTAGGCTATGAATTTAGTCGTGTATCGCCGTTCGATGTTTATCCTTCTCCCAGTGCTTCATCACCGGATGATGGTGACTTTATTGAACACGTTCGTTATTTCCCTGCTGACTTATACGACATGATCGGCACACCAGGCTATAGCAAGACAGCGATTGAAGATGTTTTACGTGAAGGAAGGTTAGGCGCGTTGAATGGTTGGATGCTGGCTGAGACTGAGCGGTTCCAACTTGAAAACAAAAGCACTATATATAAAGAAGAGATCGACGCAATTCATTATTTCGGCAATATTCAAGGCTTAATGCTGTTGCAGTGGGGCGTAGATCCTAAAACAATTAAAGATCCATTGGCCTACTTTGATGCTGATGCAATCTTAATCGGTCGCCATGTTATCCGTGCTGTTATTAATCGTGACCCTTTAGCACGTAGACCTTATTACACCACAAGCTTTGAACGTGTTGCCGGTTCTTTTTGGGGAACATGCCCACCTGAATTGATGGCCGGTATTCAGCGTATGTGTAACGCCTCGGCTCGTGCTTTGGCAAATAACATGGGCTTGGCTTCTGGTCCACAAGTAGATATCAATGTAGGCCGCTTAGCAGATGGTGAAGAGGTAGGCGACATTAGACCGTTCCGTACATGGCAGACAGTAAGCGATCCAAACGGCGGCAGTAATGCAGATCCAGCTATCAAATTCTTTCAAGCTGACAGCAATGCTAGCGAATTATTAGGCGTGTACGACAGATTTGAGCGCATGGCAGATGATGCTACTAACATTCCTCGCTATGCTTATGGTAATGAGAACGTAGGCGGTGCCGGTCAAACTGCATCTGGTTTATCTATGTTGATGGAAAGTGCCAATAAAGGCATTAAAGCGGCTATCCGTAACATTGATAAAGATGTGATCCGTAAAGTTATCGAGCAAGTATGGTTCAACAATATGCTTTACCACGAAGATCCAAGTATTAAAGCAGATATTAAAGTGGTTGCTCGTGGTGCTGCCGTATTAATTGCCAAAGATAGCTCACAAGCAAGACGGGCAGAAGTACTTGCAGCTACAAACAATCCTACTGATATGGCAATAATTGGCCCGAACGGTCGTGCAGAATTGCTACGCGACTACTTCAAAGGCGCTGACCTGCCAGATAACATTATCCCAAGCAGTAGCGATATTAAAAAGCAAGTTGAGCAGCAGAGTAAGCAGCCTAATCCTGACATGGCAAAAATAGAGCAGCAAGCACAGGAAGCCAAGCAAGACAATGAGCAGAGTGAACGCGAATCTAAACGTGATGCTGAAACAGATATTGCCGTTGCACAGCTACGATATGACGAAATAATGGAACAAGAAAGCAAAAAAGAAGAAATGACAGAGGCTTATCCAGATGGCAGCTGATGAAGCATACCTAGTTAACTTGGTCCGGTTACAGTCGGCACCTGAGTTTATCAAGGTCGTCGATAAGATGAAGGCAGATCTGGCAGATGCAGATAGAAATAACAGGCGCTTGTCTGGAGACAGCTTACACCGCTCACAAGGACGCGCTATATATATAGAAGAATTTTTAACTCGACTGGAAACAGCACGAACAACAGTCGAGAAAATAAGATCGAGATAACCGAATACTTTAATTAGCTCGGCTCGAACAAGCGAAAGGCTTATCCAGAAATGGGTAGGTCTTTTTTTTTGACCGAATACCACAAACGCAGGCTCGAAAGAATACCTGGCTAAGTGGCTCGTGGAGAAGTAAATGAGTAACAACCTACCAACAGCAGTACAAAAACAGATTGACGCAGCAGCAGCAGCACAGCAAGGACTAGAAGGGAATACCGAGAAGCCCGATCAAGCACCGGCTCCCATAGAAGTAGTTGAGCAGCCGCAGTCGCAACGCCAAGAGGAAAAGCTAGCAGAACCCGTTCAAGAAGCGAAACAGCCAGCTGAGGATAAAGAAAACGATCCTCAATACTGGAAAGCGCGACATGACGTACTCCAAGGCAAATACAACAAGGAAGTACCAGCATTAAGTAGTGATATCCGTGAATTGAAAAGGACCATTGAAGAATTAAACCGAAAACCTGAACCGGAGAAATCTTATCTTTCAGATGAAGAAAGAGAGGAATACGGGGACGTAGCAACAATGATGGAACGTATAGCAAAGCAGGCAGCTAAAGACGCTACAGATCCAGTCAAGGAAACCAGCCAGCAAGCAAGTCAACAACTCTATTACAGAGATTTAGACGGCTTGGCTGAGGGTTGGGCAAAGACAAATGGAGAACCAGGGTTTAACGAGTGGCTCGACGAAACGGAATCAATGTCAGGAAGAACACGGCGCGAATTACTAAATGATGCTTTCTCAAGTGGCAATGCAGAGCGTACAGCAATGTTTTTCAACGCTTACGGTAGCGCACCAAATAAAGAGGCTGATGCAAACCGCGACCCCGATCAACCTAAGCCATTACCAAAACCCGCGAAGGGTGAAGAGTTATCAACTGATCCTGTGACCGATAGATATACCGGCGCACAGATCAAGCAGTTTTATGACGACAAGGTGGCGGGTAAGTATCGAGGACGCGAGGAAGAAGCAAAGGCCATTGAGCAACAAATCTTCGCGAGCCAATAACGGCTCATAAGGAACAATCATGGTAGCAAGAGCAGCAGGCGTACCGAATATCGGTACAGGTTCAGATAGTAACTTTATACCTTCTATCTGGTCAGGAAAATTAGTAGAGAAATTCTACTTATCAACAGTGTTTGCGGAAATAAGTAATACGGACTATGAAGGCGAAATTAGCGGCATGGGCGCGGAAGTAAATATCCGTACAACGCCAACTATCGCTATCAAAGACTATGTTATCGGTGGGGGCATTCAGTACGAGCGTCCAACATCATCTGCATTAAAGCTATTAATCGACAAAGCTAAGAGTTTTGGTTTTGAAGTTAATAAAATTGATGCGTATCAATCTGACATTCAGTTGATGGATAACTGGTCTGGTGATGCCGGTGAACAAATGAAGATCGCTATTGATAGCACTATCTTAAGTGATGTGTATGTAGATGTAGCGGCATCTAACGCAGGTGCCTCAGCCGGTAAATTGTCAAAAGATATTAACTTAGGTTCGACCGGTAGTCCGATCCAGCTTACTAAGACCAATATCCTAGATTATCTTATCGATCACGGTACGGTTTTAGATGAAACCAACACGCCAGAAGAAGGCCGTTGGTTACTTCTTCCATCATGGGCAGCAGGCATGATGAAAAAATCAGATCTTAAAGATGCTTCACTTACGGGTGATGGCACATCAGTTATGCGTAATGGTCGTCTAGGCATGATTGACCGCTTTACGTTATACCAAAGCAACAACCTATCAACAGTAGTTGACGGGGCTAATCGTGTTACTAACATCATGTCGGGCCACAAGTCTGGTTTGACGTTCGCGGCGCAGATGACGGACATGGAAACGCTTAAAAACCCAAATGACTTTGGTGATTTAGTGCGTGGCTTGAACGTCTTTGGCTACAAGGTTGTTAATCCAGAGTCTATGACTCACGGTCAAATCTACAAGTAACCAACAATGGGGCGGCTTAGGTCGTCCCTTTTTTGATCTTGACTACATAATTTAGGAGTAAGACGAATGTCTACTATTGATAAAACTAATCAACAAGTCGGCGGCGTCCACGGTGGCGCACGTAATCTTGTTGTTATTTCAAACATAATCAACTTTAACGATAACAGTGTTTCGGCAGCCGATGTTGTACAGGCATTAGCTATTGGTGCCGGTGATGTTATTTTACGCACAACTGTCAATGTAACCACGGTAGAAGGTGCAGTATTGACCTTTGACTTAGGTGATGGAACGGATCCAAACGGCTACATGGATGGTGTTGACGGTAACGTTTCTGGCATTACAGGTAGTGAGCTAACACTAGTTGAAGCGGCACCTAATACCATATCAGCTTATTCAGGCGGCAAGCTCTATACCGTTGCCGACACGATTGACGTGGTTATGAATAACGATGCTTCAACCGGTATTGTCAAAGTATCTGCATTAGTCGCTCGTATGGGCTAAGCATTACAAATCTAAAAGCCTCCTAACGGGGGCTTTTTTTTGGAGTAAATATAAATGATTAGATTAGTTGAAAGCGTAAAAACGGGCCGTCAGTTTATTGCAACAGACGCATTACTTAAGCGTGCTGATATGCGACCAGTGGTTGAAACGCAGGTAGTCAAAAATCTTACTGATGAAGCATCAGGAGTGCCAGTAAATACGGAGCCAGAATCAGAAGCACCAGAAGATAATCAAGATGATGCTGAAAGCGGTGGCAGTCTCGATTTATCGTTATTTAGTGATGAAGATTTGAAAGAGTTTGCTAAATCAGCACCTTACAATATTAATGTTACTCACAATATGCGCCGTGACACTATCGAGAAAAAACTTATTGAAGTGATGGGCGAGTAATCGTGGCATTAGTTAGCAGCATTGTTGCCAGGGTGTCGGAATTACTAAATGATTCAGATCTTGTTAGGTGGACTGAGCCAGAGCTTGTTTACTGGGTGAATGAAGGTATCAAGCAAATCGTTATCTTGTTGCCGGAAGCAAGCGCTGTCACAAAAGAGATTCAGTTAGTTACCGGTACTAAGCAGTCATTACCGTCTGATGGTGTTCGTTTAATTGACGTGCTGCGTAACACTGGGGTTGATGGCGGCGTGCCTTCTGAACCTATCAGGATTGTTGAACGTGACGTAATTGATACGCTCAAACCAACTTGGCATAAAGATAGATCGTCATTGGTAGCCAAGCACTTCATCTTTGACGGGCGAAACCCTAAGACGTTTTATGTGTACCCGCCTTCACGCGCTCAATATATTGAAGTGGTCTACTCCAAAACGCCGACTGTTTTAATTGAGTCAGATGATTTGGGTGATTTTAATATCTACAGCGCTTCAATTATTAACTATGTAATGCACCGTGCTTTTGCCAAAGATACCGAAGAAGGCAACCAGGCTCGTTCAAGCGGTTATCAGCAATCGTTTTATACTTCAATCGGTTTATATGACCAAGCAGATGGCAAAGTTAGTCCGAGCAACTTTGCACCACCACGTAACAGACAAACAGGAGATCATTACTGATGGCCCGTATTAGTGAATTGTTCCCCGATGTAATGCTGTATGTGCCTGGCTGCCCTGAGCCATTGGTAGAACAAAAGATCCGTGATGCGGCTATTGAGTTTTGCAATCTATCAGGGTACTGGCAAGAAGAGTTAGATCCCTTTGATACCGAAGCAGATCGAGGCACTTACGATATTGATGCACCGGCAAATGCAGTAATAAGACATATTCTCACGTTAAAAGCAGATGAAGAAATATTAATACCATCTAAAACCGTGTCACTGGATAGACGAGCGGAACACTGGCGTACACGGACTAACAAGCCACGACGGTACGTGCTTAAGTCAATGACTGAGCTTTTACTCACGCCGACACCGGACAAGATTTATAGCATTACAGCCTTTGCAAGCTTACGACCTTCTAACAATGCAACAGAAATACCAGACATATTGATGGACTTTCAGCGTGAAGTGATTGCCTCTGGTGCCATCTTCAAGCTAATGACAATACCAACCCGTCAATGGACCGATATGAATAGTGCTGCCATTTATAGACAGCAATTCTACCGAGGCGTAAAGCAGGCCCGTATTGATGCAAACAAACAATATAGTAATGCTCCTCAATTTTTAACACCTAAACCATTCGCATAAGGATTAAACCATGTCTGCTTTCTCTAATTATCTTGAACAAGCACTGATCAATGCCACGTTACGCGGCACCACCTATAACGGTGGCACTGTTTTTATCGCTCTTTACACTAGCGATCCAACCGATGCCGATAGCGGCGTTGAAGTATCTGATTCTGCCTATGTAAGACAAGTAGCAGATGCTACGGCAGCAGACGGGTTTGATGTGCCTGATACAACAGGTGGTGACACAGCTAATACTGCTGTAATTACTTACCCTGGCATTGCTGATGTTGAGATTGTCGTAACGCATTGGGCCATATTTGACGCTGAAATAGGCGGTAACATGCTTTATCAATCGGTTTTAACTCAGGCTAAGACACTGCAAGTAAGTGATGTAATGTCATTTCCAGTTGGATCGTTAACCGTAACACTAGCGTAGTAGGCTATATATGCTTGCTGGCTTTGAATTAAATAGTGCTGAATTAAACGCAAGCCCGATCTCAGCAGTTGAGGGTGCGGGTACTGCTTCTGCTAGTGCCTCCGTTGCAGGTGCCGGAATAGTAACTAGGTCATTATCAGGATCGGCTAGTGCGACAGCTTCTTTATCTGGATCAGGCATTTTTATAAGGCTTGGTCAAGGTAATGCAACTGCAACTGCAACATTAGTTGGTGAAGGTTCCTATGGGATACGGATCATTTATGGTGCGGGTGATTGTGCGGCGGCGGCAACATTAAGTGGTAACGCACATAGAGTCGCTAATGCTCAAGGTAGTATAAGCGCCTCCGCTATTGCAACATCATCGTCATCATCTGTATTAAGACTTGGCAGATCAGATATAAATGCCAGTGCCAGTGCAAGTGCCGCAGCAGTAAGAACAGTCATTGCTTCTTCCAGCCTATTCGTAAGCGCCAATGCAATAAATAACGCCACCATAGTAACGCGAAATGGCAGGGGCAGCTTAACGGCAACAGCGCTAGCTACAGGTATCGCGCTTACCAACTATCGGGTACCAGCTCCATTTGTGAGGCAGGTATTTGTCAGACAAAGCCTTCGCGGTATCAGCGTTAATCAAGAAAACAGAACAATAAGGGTAGCTGCATAATGCAAACATTTGAAAAACAGCCCAGTGAAGTACTCGACTACGACATTGACATGTCTGAATGGTTTGAAGATATAGGTTCAGATGATATTGAATCAGTCACGGTTACTGTTGATGGCACCGGTATCGCACCCAGTTTAGTGCTTGGCCCTGATGCCTTTCCCGTATTTGATATTCTTGGCTCATCATCGACCAGCTTTAAAGTGTGGGTTGGCGGTGGTGTTGACGGGCAATCGTACAAAATTACAGCTAAAGTAGTGACCGCAGCAGGGCGCGAAAAAGAAACCGACTTTAAGATCAAGGTGAAAGAATTATGAAGCAATTATTTGCTAACAATGCTAGAACTGCCGTGGCAACCACGCTTGCAATCGGTGGCACGTCCTTAACTGTATCAGATGGCAGTGTATTTCCAGCAGTAGGAATGGATGAATACTTTCTGGTCACACTGTTCAGGTTGACCGGCAGTGTTGAGTCGGGCCATGAAGTGGTTAAGGTTACTGATAGATCAAGTGATGTACTGACGATTGAACGTAGCTATGAAGGTGCAAGTGCTACTGAGTTTTTAGCAGGAAGCCTGGTTGCATTAAGGCCGACAGCTAAAACGCTTGAAGAAATGCAAGACGCGGCAAACATAATAAGCACCCCGTCAGACAATATAGTAGCCACAAATGTACAGGCGGCTATTAATGAGCTTGACACTGAGAA